TGAGGAACGACTGCGAGGCGTCCTCAGCGCCGTCCCACCACCAGGGAGCCTTGGGGTCCCGGGCCGGCAGTGTGACGGCCGGGTTGGTGCCGGGGGTGGTCCAGGCGCGCACGTCGAGTTGCCCGTCGAACCGCTTACGGGCGGTTCCGGGCTGCTCCTTGGGGCCGTCGCTGATCCGCTGCACCATCTCGCCGTAGATCCAGTTCAGGAAGCGGTGGGCTGGGAGGCCGGCGGGGTCGATTCCTGCGGCGGCTGCGTGTCCGTCGAGCTCGTGCCAGATTCCGGGCTCGGTGGCCCATCCGATGAGGGCTGCGACGGCTGGGTAGGGCGCAGGCCGTAGGCCTCCAGCAGCCATATGACGACGTCGGCCATCTGGTCGTCGTCGATCGGGTTGGCCTTGTCTGCCAGCCGCTTCGCGAACCGGTCCCACGATTCGGGGAGGAGCGCGAGTTGCACGGCGGCCTTCAGCAGGTCGTGCGTTTCCTGGTAGCTCTCGACGCGGCCGGTGCGGTTGTAGAGGGTGACGAACTCGGCGTAGACGTCGCCCGGCAGGACGGGTGCCGGCGTGAACGTGTCGCCGTCGATGGTGAAGGCGAGCGACGGGCGGGGGCGGCTGAAGTCCCGGCCCGGGGGTGCGGCGAGCGCCGGGGTGCCGTTCGCGTGTGTGAGGAGCTCGGTCATGGTGGGGACGGTAGGCACCCCCGGCCCATGATCATTCCGGGCGGTCAGAGAGCGAACCTGAGCGCATCCCTGAGGAACTCGTTCGGTCGATTTCCCGGATGGTTGACGTACTTCGCGTACACCACCCGGCCGTCTACCGTGAACCGCAGCACGCCGCCCGGTCGGCGCGGAGAGATCCGGTGGGGGCGAGTTCCCAGGGTCACGAAGAGCGCTGCTGGGTGATTGACTGTGATGACGCCTTCGAAGTCGCGTCCCGCGCTGCGGATCTGTGCGCGGATCGTCGCCCCCATGCTGCCGGGGGCGCTCCGTACCGCCTCCGCCTCCACGCGCAGGAGACGGCGTGTCATGTCGCGGTACACGAGCCCGCCGGGCAGGCGCAGCATCCGCTGCACCCTTGTGCGGTCCAGGTTGAAACTCGTCGACACAGAAAACACCCGGGCCCCCTAGTTTCGGGCCAGCGAGACGACGGCGCGCAGCTCGTTGCCGACGCAGCCGCCGGACGGACCCTGCGAGGTAAGCGGGCGCAGGATGAAGTCGGCGATCTCCCGGTCCCGGTTCATCTGGCACAGCTTCACCGACACCGCACGGAGCATTTCGTAGGCGTCGCGCAGCACTTCCTGAGCGGACGTGTCCAGTTCGGCCGTGGTCGGCGCGGTCATCGGATCGTCCGGGTTCGGTGCGCAGCGGACCACTTGGATGATGACCTCGGCCGCTTCCCATGGCGCATCGCAGGCGTTGCCGACGCGGCGCGTGAGCGGGTCGGGGAAGGTCTCGGTGAGGTAGATGGTGCCGACGGATACGGCGAGGAGACCGCAGTCGCATTCGTCCCAGGCGATCAGGCCGGGCACCACGGAGTGTCGGTCGGGTTTCGTGGTCAGCTCGGCGTAGACCGCCTGCTCCAGAGTGGAGGCGACCGTGTACCACTTGAGCTCGCCCGTGATCATCGGCATGGTCAGGTCCCCGCTCTGCGTACCGTCGGCCGGTCCACGCTGTACACCCGCGAGCGTTGCCGCAGCCCGCCCGGATTCCACGTCGCCACGAACATGTCCACCAGATACAGCCCGGTACGCCCCTGCCGGAACAGGGCGCCCACATCCGGATACGAGATCGTCACACCCTGCCGCACCAACTGCTGCAACCCCGCCGGAAGCTTGCAATCCCCGCCGTCCGCGGCCTTCGCGATCTCACACGCCAACTGGCCCATCGCCAGCGCAGCACCATCCGGGACGACCTCGCCGAACGTAGCCGTCACCGACCACGTATCAACCTCGCTGTCGTCCTTGGACAGGTCGTTGCAGCGCGGCCACCTGCCGCCGTCCGTGCGGACCACGATCCGGTTGTTGTCCAACCGGTACGCGCCGGACACCATCGGCGTCCCGTCGATTTTCACTTCGATGATCTGATGCACGGGCGCGGGCAGTACGAACTCGCTGACGTCGCTGCACGAGCAACTCCCCGGGCATGAGCCGCACGTCAGGTTGAACCACACCCCGCCGATCAGCGCGGGCTGCGGATAGGAGTGGGCAGACCAGGAGGGGCCGAAGTCGTCGAAGAACGACCCGTCATCACACGACCGCGCGCACGGCCTCAGCGTCACGTTGCACAACCCGAACCGCATCCCCGTCAACGCCCACAGCGTGTCCGTCGCCATGCTCACGGCGAGCCCCGTCACCGCAGGATTCAGCGTCGACACTTCACACGTCCACGACACCGGCCACGGCGAACACGGCCCGAAGTCCGCACCCCCGCCAGGGCTGACACCACTAGCAGGCGTCGGATTGATCACCGGCACAAGGCGTCTCCTTACGGTGTCGGGAACTTACCCGCGCGCACGAAGACTGCCTGCGCGGGATTGGACAGATCGGTAGCTGTCTTGACCACGGCGATGTACCCGACCAGACCCCCGTTGCCTTCCACGAAGTACGGGTTGACCGTGTAATTGTTCCCGGCGCCGATGGCCGCCACGGCAGCGGAGAGACTGGCATACGTGGACTGCCCGTAGGTGATGACCGTCTGGAACGGCGGATCGTTGGCGAACTGCCACACGCGCAGGATCTGTGACTGGTTGGCGCCCCCGCCTACGGGGGTGAGCACACCGCCGTTGTCGTAGTTGGCCACGTCCACCACGGTGGTGATGGCGGGAGCCACCGTCGTGTTCTGCAGGATCTGAATGAACTGCACCGGGGCCTGCGCCTGTGTCGCCACCACATGCGGGTTGTTGGTGAGCACGTTGTTGTCGTAGTGGTTGAACGACCTGGCGAAAATGGTGCCGGCGCTCTGGTTGAGCTGAAGGTTCGCCCCGTTCGGGGAGATCACGCCTCCGCTGATGACGAACGCCCCCAGCGCTTCCATCAGGTCGTGGAGTTGTCCCACCGGGTTGGCGAGGACCACGGGTACCGACTGGGACACTCCGATCACGCCACCCGTGTGCGCGGTCACCCCCAGCAGGATATGGGTACGCCGCTGGCTCACGTCCGGCTTGGCCGCTTGCTGGATCACGGCTCCGGTGGAATCGATCAGCCAGTAGGTGACCGCGCGCGCGAGTGCGGCCGCGTCCATCGGGACGGTCTGGTCCTGCGTTTTCACCCGAGTGATGACCGGCTCGGACTGATCGCCCGCCATGTAGTCGACGATGTATCCGTCCATCGCGCCGATGTCCACCGACGACGGCACGAGGGCGTTCGGGGTCAGCTCCCCACCCGAGGCGACGCCCGTGGACAAGTCGGCCTGTTCCTGCGACATTCCCACCGTCACACCGAACGTCTCGGTGTCCAGGTGCACCCAGTACTCGCCGGGCTCCGCCCAGAATGACAGCACGCCCGTACCGTTGGTGCTCGTCGGGTTCGCCAGCGGCACAGTGCCGGAGGCGTCTGTGTAGAGCGTTGCGAGGGTGCTGGAGTTCTTGGGGAAGATGCTGGAGGCCACGTTCGCGGCCAGCACCCCGCTGGGGAACCAGAAAGTGTCTGTGTAGTGGGCGAGCGCCATCGGGTTCCCCTGGCGTGGTTATGCGGCGAGTGTGGTCGGGTCACAGGCCACGGTCGGGGGTGCGGTCGTCGTCACATTCCACACCCAGTGCTCGTCGGTTTCGATGCTCGCCCCGGCCGGGAGGTAGTCGTCGCCGACGAGGGTGTCCCACGTTGCTGCTGCGCCCTGCGTCTCGGACGTGAACTGGAAGATGGTGCGGCCGTTCTCGACGGTCTGTGAGCCGATCTTCGTTGCGCCGACGTTCGGCCACGCATGGTAGATGTACCGCTGGTTCCCGGACGCGTCGCACGCCCCGGACCCTGCGACTTCCTGCCACACCTCGAGCGAGTACCGGTTGGTGGGGTTGCCTCCGGCGACAGCGAAGCCGGTGCCGGTGGTGGGGCTGCCGGTGGTGAGTTCGCGGGCGGAGATGATGTAGGCGATCGCGGACACGTTCACCTCGCACATCTGCACCGTCAACCCCATGCGCTTCAACGTGGGGTCGTCTTTCTGGTTGACGCACGCCTCACCGGATGCGGTCCGCTCGAAGAACTCTTGCCCGTCTTCGTAGTCCGGTTCCATCTGGACCTGGACGAATCCGGAGCTCACGGCGACCATGCCGGGAGTGCCGGTGACGGGGATCCCGCACGCGTTCAAAGCGATGATCCGCATGTGCGTGCCCTTGATCGGAGTCACGCACGTCGACGTAGCTGCCATAGTGATCTACTCCTATTCGGTGGGCACGCCCAGGGTGATGTGCGCGGCCAGTAGGCAGCACTCGAACCCAATCAGGTAGGTCCGCTCGGCCAGCATCCGGATCGTGTTCGAGGTCCGGTCCAGGGAGTCCCGCAGCCGCGACACATACGGATCGGAGCGGTACCCCCACGCCGCGCCCGTCGCATAAATCCAGGCGGTGCCGTCCGCGGCGTCGGTCCCGTCGGGGGCACTGCCCGTGTAGCCGGTCCCGGCCACGATCAGGTTTCCCGCCGGCGTGACGAGACGTCCGTCGACGAGGGCGGCGAGGTTCCAGGCGGCGAGGGTGGGCAGGGCGCTGCGGGGGACGTGGATGATGCCTTGTCCGGCGTAGCAGTCGGCGAGCTGCTGTTCGAGGATGCCGAGGGCATGGACGACGTCCGCGCCGCCGGTGACGAGGGGGGTGGCGACGGTCTGCAGGACGATGTCCCCGTCGCTGCTTTCGGTGTCTGCTGCGAGGTGAGGGAACACGACCGGCTGGCCGCCCGCGACACCGGTCCAGAACGCGGTTTCGACCTGTGTCTGCTCGACGCGCGCCAACGCGTCCGAGGCGACCGTCTCAGCGTCGGCGACGCCGACGGGCGAACACTCGAACTCGGCATACACCGTGAACGGCAGCGCCCCCCGCAGCTGCTGCTCCACGTTCGCGGTCTTCGCCGGAGGCGTGGGAGGGGCGCCGGTGCCGGTGACGGACAGGCATTCGTCGTAGGTGGTGTCGCCGGTCGGGCAGCGTTCCACCCAGGTGATGCCCTGCTGCCAGTGCGGGCCGCCCACGGTCGGGTGCTGGACGGTGTCCCACAGCCCGTAGGGGAGAGGGGTGAACACTGCTGGCAGGTCGACGAGTTGGCGGGCCATCGGCGCTCACCCCTTTCCCTGGGTTGGTGTCACGGTCAGGCGTCAGACGCGGACAGTGCCGGTGAGGAGAGCCGACGTGGAGCCGTTGACGTTGAAGCCGACGCGGTAACGGCGCGACTCGTGGCCGACGCGGGCGATGAGGTGGGCTTCCTCGGACCAGGCGGCGGTGTGGTCGTTGGTCTCGTTGAGAACCGAGTCGCGGACGACGCCGAGGTCGAGGCTCATGCCGTTTCCGTGGAGGAACGTGCCCGCCGGGTACATCAGGAAGTCGACGGTGGTCGGCCACGCGGTCATCGCGGTCGCGTTGCCGAACTGGCTCGCGCCGCGGACCTGCCAGTCGTCGACCCACTGCGGGCGGACGTTGCGGGCCAGGAAGTACGAGTCGATCTCCGCGTTGCCGACGGCGAGGAGTTCGACGCCCGCCTTCCACGCGAGGTCGGCGCGGATGACTTCCCGCACCCACTGCGGGAGGACGATCTCGAGGACGTCGTCGATGCACATGCCGTACCGCTCGCGGGTGTCGACGGCGGCAAGGGCGGCGGCGTTGAAGATGCGGGGGGCTGCCGCGTCGGTGGCCGCGCCGCCGCTGATGGTGATCGCGGCGGTGGACAGGGTCAGCATTTGCGCGATCAGGTTGGCGTTGACGGCGTGGTCGTGCGCGGCCATCAGCAGTTTCAGCGTGTTCGCGGTCGCCTCGGGGTAGGCGTCGTTGGCGAGGTTGCCCGCGGTGAGGCAGATGCCGTACACGTCGAGGCGGGCCTCGTCGAAGTCGGGGCACGGCACCCGCAGGCACGGCTTCGTCGGGGAGCCGGTTGCGGCGGCGATGTCGTCGGCTTCGGTCCACAGCCACGGCACCGATGTCACGCTGAGGGTTTCGGCGAACGGGGCGAACGCGATGGAGTCGACGGCGTCCGCGAGGGACGGCGACACGGGGAACTGGACGCCGCCGCGGGTGACACCGAACGTCGGCAGGTCGATCATGCCCGAGCTGCAGGCGATGTTGAAGAAGTCGTAGCGGATCTCGCTGGGTGCGCACCATCCGCCGGCCGCGACGAGGGCTTCGGCGTCGCCGTCGCGGGAGGTGAGGAGACGGAACAGTCCCTCGACCTGGCGGGCGGGGGTGTGGTCGTCGACGGTGTGGGCGAACTCGTTGCGGATGGACGCGACGAGCTGGTGGTTCGGGTTGCCGCGGGTGACCGGCATGCTCTTGGCCTTGCGGGCGACGACGTCGGCGACGGACGCGAGGTTGGACAGCTCGCCGCCGTGGGCGACGCCGGGGATGTCGACGGACGCGGTGACGGCGAGACGCTTCTCCGGCATCTTCGGCGCCGGGGCGTGCTGCGCGGTCTCGGCGAGCGATGCGGTCGCGCGGCGGGCGATCTCACCGGGGCGAACGCTGCTGCCGCGGCGGTCCATCATGAAGCTGGCCAGTGCCGCGGTGACGCCCTGCGCGGTGGCCTCGGCGATGGCGCCGGCGTCGACTGCTGCGGGGGCCTGGGAGTTGGTGTCCGCTGCGGTCTGTCCGTGGACGCGTT